GAGTTGATCCCTTATTTCTATCAACCAATCCTGAGGTACAATATGTTATTGAATCTCTTGTCATTTTGATGCCTTTTGAAGCACCACCTACCGACATTGTACCTGTATTATATCCTCCAGTTGATCCAGATCCACCAGGAGAGTATACAAAAAACTCTTCAATCTCTGGAAAATCATATGTTGCAGGGTCCTCTCTTTTAATATTTGAAAGAGGATTGTTACCATTTTTTGGTTTCTTTACCTGACGAACATAACGCATTTTTGATGCGTCAATATATCTTAGTTCTTGAATGCCAGCAGTAGGATTCTTTTGATCAATGACTTTATTATAATATAATCTTCCATCAATATACCAGTTACGGAAGATTTCATGTGCCTTCTTATCAAAATCAAGAAGTTCTAAAATACGCTTGAACTCTTCTCTTACTTTCTTTTTAATTCCGTCGCTTGCATTTAAGTTTGATAGTTCAATACTTACAGGACTATCATTCGTATCAGCAACAATTGCTTCGTTTACGACATCTTCAATAGCACTATCACATTCTGGATAGAGCGACATTGAACGATATCTTCTGATAAGTTCGTTTTCGTTCTTATATACCCCTTCAATATCTACATATGAACCATAAAAACCCGTCGTGACGTAGTGCTCAGATCCATCCTGGTTATTAGGAGGAATCGGAGATACTACACCAGACGAGTCTTTATCATCATCTTCAATTGAGAAACCAAATAATCTCGACATTATTAGAATAGAAACGACCGTTCTAGTTATTTATCACTGAACCAGAGTCTGTCCTCTAGCGCCTCTATTTCTCTGTAGAGAATTACCGATAGTGAAGTACTGAACCTGGAAGGTTACTGTAAACTCCTCAATGGTATCACTGCTATCATAACTCAGGTCAATAGCAGATACTTCTGTTGGGAAGATATCATAGAACTTATAATTTCTAAGTTCTGAACTAGCACCACCTCTGTTGTTTCTGGTTGATTCTGCCTGTCTGCCTCTGCCTAGTTGTTGAACATAAGCATCGGTCATATAGGAAGAAGGATTCGTTACACCAGTAGCATCGTTTAACTTGCTAAGTGTATTCATCCAAACTTCAAAAGCAGTCCTCAGTTGGAAGTCTTCGTCATTGATGACGGTAACAGTCCATGTATCAAAAGTTCTGTCTCCAGCAACTTTTAAGATACGACCTCTGAAAGGAACGGGTACTTCAGCAATAGTTGATGCTGGAAGTTGTGCGGTCTTACATAAAAATCTAAACTGACCACTCTCTTTGTTGCCTCCATTTCTCCAAACTCTTCTGCCAACAGCAGCAGGGAATGCAGGAATAGAAACTTCAAAAAGATTGGGGCGGGCCCCACCGCCCGCTAATCTGTTCTTAAACTGTGATAAGGTTTTTGTTTGTGCCATGGTTGTGTCCTCTTATACGATTATTACGATGTTAAATCAAACTGAACCAACGACTTCTTCAAAACTTACTCCAGTTCTGGTAGCAACAAACGTCAGTGTGACGTAGTTGATGGAACGTGTAGGAGCGATGAAGATATCTGCTCTAAACTCATTGTTATCAATGATATTAGGGGTGTTGTTTGTTTCGTCACAGACGATTGAGAACTCTTGAATACCTCTTTGTGCCTGAACATCTCTCAGGTAAGGTTCGACAATGTTAACGAAGTTTGCCCTCGTCTCATCATCATTGATTTCAAAGAGTTGATCATTTGCTGCTTCTTCAAGTGCTTGCTCAACTGTGAGGAACAGACGGCGAACATTGATTCTATCAAACGCAGAAGCATAACCAAGAGCAGTCTTATCACCAAACAGGATTACGCCCTGTCCGCTTTGATTGATTACAGAGTTGATTCTAGATCCGTATAGGATATCACGCTGTGCTTTGTTTGGATTGAGAGCAAGTTTAATAGTATTATTAATGTTGCCTCTTTGCTGACCAGCTGGTGAGAACCAAGGGAATGCCTCAATAGATGTTCTTACCATTAATCCAGCAATATCACCATTCAATGGGACATAACGGAACTCATTATTGAATCTATCATAAACATACTTGTAACCACTATCCAATACAGCGTAAGAGGATGATGTTACAGGTGAATAGAACTTCAGAAGATTATTAACTTGTGTAGTTGAGTTTGTTACATTAACAACATTTGCTCTATGAGGAGAAATGGTTGCCATGCAATCCTTTCTTAGTTCCGCAATAGAAATAAGTTTGTTTGCTTTTGCTTGAGACTCAAGTTCCGAACCAAGTCCAGGACCCATCATCAAATAATCAACAGCAATTTCATCTCTGTTTGCGAACAGTTCATATGAAGTAGATAAAGATCCAAGAGTTGCACCCATACCGCCGCTAGCAGAATAATCAACACCGCCACCGAAGGTATATGTCTTGTTTCCAATAGCACTGTAGGTTACACCACTTGCTTCCTGACCCCATAGACCGTCTCCTCTACTAACTGCAGTGTAGGCAGTTGAGAATCCAGTAGCAACAGGAGTTGTACCGTGATAAGAATCAGTTGCGGATGAAGGATTATATCCTGCATAAATCCAGTTGGAATTATTAGCAAGATAACTCTTATAATATGTTTTGGTTGGTGAATCGCCATCTGCTTCAGCATCTATTGCCTTAGACAAACTAGTCCAAGATTCTAATAGATTACCTGAGATACCAGTTACTGCACCTGTATCATCTACGACAGCAACGTGCATAGCATCATTCTTTCCTCCTCTTGTGGAGACATAGTTGCTAGTTACAGGTCTTGGAGCAATCGACTTCCAGAAGATTGTTGAGTTGGATAGATTCAAAGTTTGTGAATCATACCAGTCATTCGCATCGAGTGCAGCGATTGTTGTTGTTGAAGTTACGCCAGCATTAGTAACAAACGAAAGAGTATCTGCTGCTTCAAATGCTTGAGAAGGATTGTTTTCCTGATATCCGATAGGATAAACAGTTCCAGCAGTTGAAACTCTTGATACGATTCTAACGTCAATCGAACTCTTGCTGTTCGTTGCATCCGTGCTGACACCTGTAATGATTCCTTTCAGATATCCATTAAAGGTTGAGGTTGTACCAGCACCAGGAATGGGAACGCTAGAAAGGGCGGATGTAACACCATAACCAACAGCAACTCCAAGAGCAGAAGGATCAGTAGTCGTAATTCCTAAAGTCTGATCTGCAAAGTTATCAATCGTGCAGACCTTAAGACTATTTGCCCAGGTTCCAGGATTTCTAGCAGCATACGTGAAGTTTGTAGCAGAAGAATAGTTCTCCTCATAGTCATCGTAGTTTTTAATCTTCGATGCGTTTGTATTTGCGACACCAACACCTGCGTTAGCATTGTTCAGTGTAGTGCCGTCTGTTCTTACAACCTTAAGAACACCACCATAGGAGAGGTATTCTGAAGCTGTCATCCAGTATTCGTATTGTCTGTCAGTACTCATAGGAGTACCGAAAACGTTGATCAGTTCTTGTTGAGTAGAAATATCATATGGTTCATCGATAGGACCCAATTTAAATGGACCAGCAATCGCACCAATATTATCAAGAACGTTTTCAGCTCTCCCTACTGTTAGATCAACTTCTCTGACTATTACGCCTGGAGATAATTGAGGAGTCGCCATGTTTTTCTCCTAAATGTCTCAAATTAACTAAAAATATTTATGAAAATATGAGTTTTGAGCGGGGAAATGTGACGTGAACTACCAATCTGGATAGGATTCCCCGATAGAAGGGTGTATATTTTTTCTGCTATCAATAATTCTTTTGATTGTACAGTCTTTGCATTCATAAGAGAATGATGATGAGACTGGACCTCTATCTTTTCTTGTTCTGTAAAAAGACTCAATCAGATTTTTAACTTGTCCACAGGTTCTACACTTTCTATCATCTAGAAGTAAGTGCCCAAGTTTGATCTGTTTGTCTAAGTCCACTACCTATAATCCCACATATGAGACATATCACCATATTCATCTACATTCCATGTATCTGGAGTATTACCTAATCTTTGAAGATATCTTTCTCCGTTTGGTTCGACAGTCCATCTATCTCCGTCATTATCCACAAAAGTAGAATCATCGAGTCCATCGACAATAAAACCAAAGGGTGCCATGTCTTGCTCAATTTGATCTTTCTGTTCTTCGTAAATTCTTTTTCTAACATCCTGATCAGTCAACTCCTTAAAATAATCTTGTGCTACCAACCAAGCATAGATGACCAAACACATGGCAAGGTCATCATTGCATCCTTCTTCTGCCTCAAAAGAACCATGTTTTTGAATGAAGGTGGTTAACTCTGAAATGACTTCATAATCATTGAAGATGAGTTTATCTTCTTCAATCATCGTCTTAAGGTTGAGAGACCCAACTTTTTTGACTGTCTTGGACATCTTAACACCTAACTGTGTTTTAGATCCAGAAAATCCTTGACCAACAACTTGACCTGCTCTACCTCTCATTGAAGACATCAAAAGATTTTGATACTCTAAATCGTACTGAAGAATACTTGCTACCTGATCACCAACATCATTTACTTCACACAAGACATATGCATTATTGTAGTTCTTACATACTTGGTAGATAACACTTGGAAATAACATTGGTTTGATTGTGTTATCTCTATACTTTGCTACTAGTTTATGAGGGAACTGACTTATGTCTATGACTACAAATGCAGAGTAATCTCCGCCAACCCCTCTTGCAACGTCAACTGTACAAATATAATCTCTATCTTCTCTTGGTCCTTCATAAATGTCTAGACCAGCATTTCTTTGAATGGGACTATCATATACTAAGTTTTTGAGTTTGCTAGGAGCAATCAAGGTATCAACAGATCCTAGAAACTCGCACTCAAACTCAATCTTGAACTGCTGTTCTGATGTATTAGCAATAGTCTGCTCTTTCCAAACAGCATCTCTACCAGGAACTTCAGACCAATGAACATCTGTTGGAATATATTCATTAGCACCTTTCTCTGCATCATGCCACATCCTGTAGAAGTGGTTCATGCCGTGAGGCGTGGATACAATGATTACTTTTGTACTTTGACCGGAAGTAATAGTAGGATAAACAGAGGCAAAGAAGGCATCTGCAATATGGTTTGGAACGAAAGCGAACTCATCGAGGAAGAGGATATTGAACGACATGCCTCGGACAGCACTTGCAGATGTAGAAGCAGCCAGAATCTTTGATCCATTTTCTAATTCAATGTTACCTTTGTTCCATACAAGAATACCTTGCTGCATCCACTTCGGCAAATTCTCATAAGCAGTTGCTAATCTAGCAAGAAGTTCCCTAGCAGTAGTTGCTTTGTTTGCGAGAATACCAATGTTTACACTATCGTTAAACAATGCATAGTGTAGCAAGTATGATACACAAGTGGTAGACTTACCAGTCTGCCTAGGCATCTTGCAGATATTAAATCTATTATTATGAAAGTTATTGATTAACTTCTCTTGGAAATCATAAGTCTTGAATGGTTGAAGACCATGGTCTAGAGTTACAATTTTTACATAATGTTGTGCAAAGTAAACTGGGTCATTTTTGCACTTAATATACTCTTCAATATTTTCTTGCGAAAACTCAATAGGGGAATTTGCCTTCTTGAGAAGGGGATTCCCCAAATAAACATCATTACTCATAAGTTACTCAGCAGTTCCATGCTCTTAATGATTTAGACAATCTATCATCGCCAGTATTATTAGAGGGTTTTTGTCTCTTCCTCATCCCTTTCATCCTTGCACAAAAACTTGCTCTACGAGGATTTCCAACTTTTTTTGAAGGTGCCTTCAAATCAGAACCAGGATTTTCTTTTTCATAAGACTTACGTCCTTTCTCATTCAAACCTCCTTTGGAGTTTTTACCAGACTTTTTTGTCCAAGCGGCTCCTTCAACAACTTCAGTTTCTTCATGAGTCATACCAACAATAATTTTATTATTTTTGGTTTTTCTATCCATATAATTAATGGATTGTTTTTGCTGGTCAGCATATCCTTTTCCTTTTGAAGGAGCAAGACGTTTTTCGCCTGACTTTCTTTCGGTAGATGCTGCCTTTCTCATTTCAGTATCTTGACCTTTTACTGCCTCAGCAACTTCAGTTTCTTCTACACATGCTACGTTGATGTATAGTTCCTTATTGTCAAGAGCAGATAGATCAAATCTAGAAATCATTGAACCAGGATATACTTTATCAAGTGCAGACTGAACCTCTTTTCTAGATGGTTTTTTAATCTCAGGAAAGAATAACTTCATCATCATATACTTACCTTTCCAAGTAAATGCTACAAGATATACATTTCCATTTTGAGCAGGAACTCTCACTGCTTCTGTAACTTCTTCTACTTCTTCTCCGACAGGAACACAGTTAGGTACAATCTTTTTACCTTTCTTCTTCATGCCTTTTTGGGTATATCCAACCCAGCATTTCTCATCAAGAACTTCAACCTCAATACCAGCATTTCTCATTGCATTGATTTGCATCTGTGAGAGTTCTGGAAGGTTCTCAAACTCTTCTTTCTTAGTGCTATTGCCATAGTTCTTAGCACCCTTTTTACGGCACTGTACGAGTCTTCCAGAGGCATATGCTGAAGGCCATACAGAAGCACTTGCTTTTACTTTATGGTAGCAGGCATCTTTCTTACCACTACTTTTGCCCTTCTTATCTTCTTCAGTCATTGCTTCGATATCATACGTCTCATATGACTCAATATCAGGTGCGTTTGTTTTCATTGGTTTTGGTTTGATAATGTCTTGTACAACTGCAAAAGGTTCACCGTATGCATCAGTAAGTTCAATATCTTCTTTTACTTTTTTTGGTTTGTCTGTAGAGACATACGTTGGTTTTGCAGCACCAGTCTTGGATTGTTGTCCGGGATCTGCTGCTTTTTTGCGACGAGCAGCAGATTTTCTCTCTGCTTTCGTCATACTTGCCCTTTTAGATGATGAGACACACTTGGGAGTCCCCTCACCAGGTTTATCACTCGCACAAGTTCCCCCGGTGACCACATTAACCCATCCAGACTTACCGTCTTTGGATTTTGATCCCTTGAACCATTTATGGAGATTGCCTTCGTTCATTGTCACAATAAAAAGGTCTCTTAGTATTTATTAACTATCAAATCTTTAAGTGGTATATCTTATAATACATACGCCATCGCCACCTTTATTTGGGCTTGAAACATAATACATATTTCCTGCACCACCACCTACACCATCTAGTCCCTCTTGAAGTGCACTACCTCCTGGTGTATATCCACCCAGTCCTCCACCACCAGTAGGTCTGTTACCGCTGTTTTGTTGAGAATACCCCCATCCACCACCGCCTGCACCGTAGTGATTATTTGTTGGTGAGTTTGCTTGTGGTGTTAATGGTGATAATCCAACAATTGGATATTCAAATCCAGAGAATGGTTGACCAGGACCACCTGTACCACCAGAACCAGGGCCAGGACCAGAAGGAGACCCTGCTCCGCCAGCACCACCACCACCAGAAGCAGAATATGCTCCACCAGTATCACCAGTTCCTCCAGCATTTCCATATTGATTAAAGTATGGACTTGGTGTAAATGGTGCGTTCACTCCTGGTTGCGTTGCTGCTCCTCCTGGATTAGTTTCTGTTCCTTCTGCACCACCACCAGAACCTCCTGATTTTCCAGCTGGGCCATAATATTGGGTTCCTCCTCCGCCACCTTTTGCGGTCATTCCACCAAATGTGGAATCTGATCCATTATAGTTAGGACTAGATCCGCCTCCACCAATAGTTACTGTATATGCTTGTGCCAAGACATCAAATGCTGCGTGATGAACAACACCTCCACCACCTGCTCCAGCGTTATAACCAGGACCAGCTCCGCCTCCTCCAGCAACTAATACAACATCTACAACTCCAGAACCACTTGTAACTGTAAATGTTCCTGACCCAGTAAATGTATGATACTTATATCCATTTCCTGGAGTATTCGTTGTACCTCCAGTTGCTGAGACTGGAACTACTGGTGGTGGAACCCAACCATCTAATCTTTTAGCACGATATTGATCATTCATATCATAAACTGCCGATGTAGCAGTGCCTTCAGGACTAAATGATATGATAGATCCTATTTTTCCTCCAATAAATCTTCCCATCAGAGTCTCCTATCAAGCATCATCCAATTCTTCATAAGAAATAATGACATCCAAATCACTATTTGCACTAGCTCCACCTCTAATAGATTGATTTTCCTCAAGAAAAATAGGAGCATCTTTTCCAAGAACAATTAATGTTGCATCAGCAGGAACAGCAACAGTAGAAGCAAGATAAAAATCTGTTGATCCATTATAAAATGAAATAGTTACATCCGCAGAATCAGTTCCATCTTTATTTCCTACAATAATAGAATTAATCTTTAGTAACTTATTACTTGAAGAAGAATTTGCTAACAAAGACGTTGTTAGAGTGGTATCTAACGCAGCACCAACGGTCTTACCGTAAATACTAGTTGCATTAATAATATTTGGGGCAGCCATGTCTATTTCTTTTCTATGTTTTTATTTATCTACCTAAGAATGATGCAATGGCAGCTGATTTTGCGGCTGAGGCACCAGCGTTGGTGAGATTTGATCCATCACCATAAAATGTAGTTGCCGTAACAATTCCAGTAAGATTAACATTACCAATTCCAGTTATGTTTTTACCATTAATATCTAAATTGCCACCTAATTGTGGAGATGTATCATCAACAATATTAGTAGCACTAAAATAAGTACCAAGAATATCACCCTCAACAACCTCTATTTGATACCATAGATCAACATCTAGAGAAGTGTTGGAAACATAATATCTAATATTAAAATAATCTCCTTCTACAACAGATATAATAGCAGTTTGACCAAAAGCACCTGGATTGTTATATCCAGAGGTTCCATCTAGGTCGATATTGAATCCGCCATTGATAACACGAAGTATAGATCCATTTTTATAAGTTGACCATTGGTTATTAGTATTTCCATTAGCAGCAACTCTTATATTTGTAGATATTCTAACCTTTGATACTCCAGCAGGAATTGTAAATCTCCCATTCGTAGTATTAGCAAAAGAATTTGTATCTATGGATGTTCCATCAAAATTAGCAACCTCTGTCCAACTACCACTAGTAGTGACAGAATAATCATCATGATACATTCTGGCACCAACAAATCTAAGAGTAGATCCAACAGAAACTGTTGCAACATCATTTGTAATAGTAACACCAGAACCAAAATTTATGGTTTGTGCAGTGCCAACCAAAACACCGCCAGATTGAATACCAACAGAAGAAATACCAGAACCACCACCAGAAGATGTTGAGGTGATAGTCACTATACCAGTTGAACCTGAAATAGTTATATTATCTCCAGCAACAATAGAAGTAACAATTCCAGTTAATTCTACTCCAGATGATGATCCCGTAATAAAACCAGCACCATTAGTCAGTTGATTATTATTTGTCGGAATTGTTGGTGTATTTGTGAAATTATCATAGTCAAGATAATGAGATGCTGCTTGACTGTTTAGATTAAATGCATTAGTAGCGTTAGTTGTTGATGTAATACCAGCAACTCTCAATTGATCTATTTTTTGAAATTCAACAACATCTCCATTATTGACAAATGGAGTCATGGTTACGGTCGTCCCATTAGACGCAGTATAGTCGGATCCACTTATCTGCTTGGCACCATTTACATATACATCAATTTTACCAACATCATATCCACCCGTAATTGTAAAGACAGTGGTTACTCCTGTAATTGTTTCTGTTTGCCTAGTAATTGTTGCAGTCGGAACATCAATAGTTATAGTTGTTCCAGAACCAACAACCGTTACACCAACACCAGTAAAGTTGATGTCTGTGTATCCAGTGCCAATACGTGTTGAAGTAGATTGAATTCCAACACCAGAAATAATATTAGTTAATTGACTACCATCACCAAAAAATGAAGTAGCAGTAATTATGCCAGTTGTGTTTATAGAAACTGTTGTACCAATTCCAACAGATGCTGGTTTTCCATCTCTATCACTAAAAACAACTTCTCCAGAAGTGTCTTGGTGTATTCTAACCGTGGTAGCAGTACCAATAATTATTTCATCAACACCGGTAATTTTTCTCGCATTTGGATCAAGTGTGATTGACCCTGTACCAATTGTTAGAATGCCTGTAACTCTTGCATCACCTTGAACTAATAATGTAGTATTGCCGACACCAATATGAACTGTTCCAATACCAGTGTTAATCGTAGAAACTCCGGTTACATTGATACCACCTGCTAAAACATCAACTCCAGTTCTTGCGGTAATAATACCAATAGAGTCTATATTTTTTACATCTTCATAGGTGATTGTTCCACCAACTGTTACATTGCCACTAAAGAAACCATCAACAGCAGTTATAGAACCAGCAATACTAATATTGTTAGGTACGTCATTGGTTCTACCTGCACCATATACAAGTATGGCACCATTAGCAGTAGATTTTTTAAGAACAACAGCAATCTTTTGAACAAGATGTGTTGGGTCAGTAGGTCTTACATTTGTAAGTCCTCCACCAGGAGCAACATATAATTCATCAGCAACTTCAAACGCAGAAGTATTGACACCTTCTAATTCTCCATAAACAATAATTTGACCATTTGTATTATTTTCCAGAGTAGTTGAAACTACACCCTTCGCAGGCATAGTTGATGGTGTATCAGCACTTGCGATCTCAACATTTAATCTATCTTGACCAGAATTATATCCTACTTGATATACTGGAGTACCGATTGTTAATGCATATCCAACATTTTTGTTTCTAACGTCAAGGACTATCTTTGACGCAGAATCAGCATCTCCACCACCACCACCTAAAGCAGTACTAGCAATTCCAACCCACTTACTAGTTGATGCTTCATATATTAATAGTGATCCAGTAGTTATTCCAGAAAAATCAACATCATCAAGATCTTTGATAAACCCTGCTCCACCACCACCCATTGTGGAAAGTTGAGTGGTAATCCTATTAATAAAAAGTCTGTAATGATTTGATAGATCATCAAGAGTTGCAAACTTTTGATCAAGAGGTGTTAATGTATCAGTTTGTCCACTTGCTTTTTCTTTTTCACTGGGAGGTTCATTAAGAAGATAATTTTCTTGTAATTGTTTTTGATCTTTTTTGATCAATAAGGCAATATCCTTAAGTTCTCGGACAGTTGATTTTAAAGAATCAATATCCTTTACTATAGTGGATATGTCATTATCATAATATTTGACTTCTGGAAGTAAATTTACTTGTTCTTTAAGTTCATTAAAAAACTTTAAAAGGGTCTCATCTGTCTTAATGCTCTGTTCATTGATAGAAGTAATTTCTTTTTCTAACTTCTGTTTTATTTTATTCTGCTCACTCAGAACCGCTTTCTTTAGTTTTCTATCATCATCTTTAAATTCTCTGTGATATTCCCAAACTTTTAATGATGACTTACTTAGTTCGGAATATATTTTATCTTTAGTTTCAGTTAATCGAGTATTAGTTTGATCAATCTTCTCACTAACATTATCTTTAAGGTTTTTGACATTTATATTTTGTTCAAAATTCTTTACTTGAATAGTCTCATTAAGTTCTGATACCTCAAAAGATATCTTTTCTTTAATTACGTCAAGATGTCCTTGAACTCTAGTAAAATCTTCATCAATAGTATTAAAAGTATTTCCAATCCACCTAAAATCAGGTACATCTCTAGATTTTACCTTATTGAGTTCTTCTATGAGAGATGATATGTCACTATCATAGTGTTTGATCTCAGGTAAAGATGATATATCTTCCTTTAATTGTGTTATTTTATCATTAATATGTTCAATATCATGATCATAATACCTTATTGTTGGTATTTCGGGTATTTTTGATTCAATTTCAGTTAATTTTTCCTCAAAATGTTCATTTTTTACATCTAAGTCATCAATTTTATTACTCTTTTGATCAAACTGTGTAAAATATTCTTCAATATGAGTTAGTTTACTACTTAAATCACTTAATTCTTCATCATAATATTTTATTTCTGGTATTTCTGGTATCTCTTTTCTTAAATCATTGACCAGACGCACTAATTCTGCCCATTCTGGTGCAGTTTCTACCAGAGCAGGGTTAATATTCTCTATTTCTTCAACTAAAATTTCTTCTTTGGGAGATTCTGTAATATAATCTTCTACTGATGGAAGTTCCTTTTCCTCTATAAAATCTTTATATGAGGGTAAATTATTTTCCTCTACTATATCATTTATTGATGGCAGATCTTCGTTAGACATTCTATTAGTGCAGTACTTTGGGATTTCTCTCCCCGAAATACTATTTATCTGTCTGACTTGCTTGCTTTAACATTTTT